GCATTAGATTTGATACCTCAAGCTTGCAAAGTCTTCCTGTGGTTTCGGCATGGCCTCATCTGCAAACGCATCGAATAGGTGCTTCATATCGGATCGCAGATCGGGATCGTGCTTAATCATTTCCGCCACCCTCTTGCCGTGTTTCTGGTAGAGCGCTACGAAATGGCGCCCAATCGGATCGTAGCGGTAGGTTCCATCCAGCCAGGTGCGGATGGCATGAGTCTTCGGGGAAGTTGTCCCGTACAGTTCCTCGGCAATCCAGCAGAACCATGTACTCGGGTCGCTGGTAATGCCTCCACTGTTGCCGCCTTTAAGCGCACTCAGTAAGCCAGTAAATCCAGAGGTCAGCCCCGGTATCATGCCGTTGATAGAATTGCCGACCCCCAGCGTCCCCGCCGCCTGTGCTGCTCCCTGCTGCCCATAGAGAGATGCAATATCCCCGCCGATGCCGGATATGAGATTCCCGGCCCCTCCGGCCGCGCTCAAGCCCTGCTGTGATGCCCCTAGCAGGCGGTTGTAGGTATTGTTCTGATTGTTCAGGAACGTGTTATAGGCAGACTGGTACTGAGTCTGGGCATTGTTGAATGCGTTCTGGTAGTTGGTCGAAGCGGCTCCCTGGGCGTAATTGTTCAGGTCTGCTAGGGTTCTGCCGGTAAGCAGACTTCCTTTGCCGGCGGCTGAGTTCTGAGCCGCGTCCAATCCCTGCTGGAGCTGGAATTGATAGCCCGGAGTAGCGGCGGCTTCTGCCGCCGTGGGCGCGGTGAATTGCTGCGTCCATGGAGTTAGCAACCCCTGCCCTGGGGTTCCCAGAAGGCTGTTGAGCGTGGTGGATGCGTTCGCTCCGGTGTTCAGATAAGGGCTATAGTTCGCCAGCCCTTTCTGTTCCTGGCCGCCGAGATACTGCTGCGCCTGTTGGAGAGCCTGAATATACTGCTTGGAGGCCTTGGATGCTTGATTGGCCCCAAAGAGGCCGCCAAACAACGAACCGGCCATGCCGATACCTGCCGTTAGTGCGCCACCAAAGGGCATTATAGGTGCCTCACTTGTGTCATTTGCTCAATTACGTGGCCATACTTTGCAAAGAGCGTTTTCTCGAAATCGTTTCCGGGAATGGAAAAATACACCGGAGCGCCTACTGGGCGTCGCAGGTGATTATCGAGAACATTGCGTATCTGGTAGCTGAATCCGTGTCGCCTGAGGTCTTCTTTTACCCATGATCCCGCTGCATGCCAGGCTTGCTGCACTGCAGCGAAGCCAACAATCTCTTTCTCGTCCCACATAATGGCCGCATGTGCCTTACCCTTGAAGAGAGGGATATTGCCGATGCGCACGGAAAGCTTACTCAACTGTTCAATTTCCTCAGGAGTAGCAATTCTGATTTCACGCATGCTTTTATGATCGCTCCATCACAATGATCTGACTTGTATTCAAAACATCCACGGCGCTTCCGTTGGGCGATTGGACGGCGAGGTAATACTTATACAATTTCGTCACATCCAACCCGGTATCGAGGTATGAAAAGCTTGCTGCCGTGTTTGATCCGTTGACGGTTGCGCCGCCAAAGAAAGCATCACCCCCCACAGCAACATCTCCAACATTCGGCGCGGCCCCATTGGCCGGAACATTGCCCAGCGTCCTGAATACCGTCATATATACGGGGCCCGCGCTGTTTACATTGAACGTGACTCTGGCTTTTATCGTGAATTCCGCATAGCGAATTGGTTTTTGAGCATTGGCTGTCCCGATCCCGGTGGACTGCGTTGTTCCATTGGCCGCCACAGTGACGCCCACTGTTGTCGCTACGCCGCGATTCGATACCGGGGCATTGAGCAAATCAGACGCGCTTTGCAGCCAGCGGGTACGGTTATAGCCGGAATTACCCGGCTTCTGGCTGTCCCAGTCCTGGGGCGTGATTTTATTGACTACGTTGCGGCTCATTATGTGATCTTGGCGTATGACTTGGAGAGTCTCGGCGAGGAATCCTGAGTCGAATTCGTGTAGGCATCCACCATGCGCCATGCAACCGGATCTGATACCGCGACCTTCGGCGTGAAACTGCGCCAACTTCCGAGTCGCCGGTCAACCGCTTCTGCCTTGAAATTCCCGGCCTTCCCGCACGGAATCATCCGTTCTGCTCCAAATGTCTGCCCAAAATCCTCAGAATAGGAAAACATAGCGTATGGAGGACGCGGCTTTCCGTTACCGTCTATGAGTGGCGGCTCCGGGCCTACTCCCACCTGAAAATCAACCTGAAATTCATTGATTGGCACCACGGTGCGACCGGCTTCTATTTGAATCGTCGGGCCAATTCTTGTCCTGACGATCTGCTGGGACACGCCCGAGCCGAGGTTTTCATTGAAAAACCGGATGTCCATGGAGTAGACATTCCCGGAGAGCCGGTCTCCAACCAGATGAGTGCCGAAATTGTAGGTATGGCATCTTCCGCGGTGCGCCTGCTGGGTTCCATTTACCAGCGATGTTCTCTGGTGCCACCATCCCATGTCTACATCGAGCGTCCATGTCGCGTTTGCTGTCGGAAACCACAGATCATAAAAATTGTGGCCCTGATCCTGTCGAGCAAATCCCACGGCGTCTGCAGTCACGTTCTTGGACATGAAATATTCCAGCCCATGATCCGAAACGCGCGTCGGAGTGAACCCATTCATCGCATACACGATCTTGTCTCCGCGGTCATCACCGCCCAGCCAGCAGATTGTTGTCCCGGCCTTGGCCGCTACCCTGGCAACCGAGAATTGCGCCGAGATTCCTACCTCGGCAAACCCTCCATTGACCGTATCAAACGGGAAAATAGGTGCACCTGTGAGCTGATAGGCAACTGCTCTCTTGGCTCCAAACACCCAGAGCAGAAGATTCGTTTCAATGATCGAAAGCAATTGGTCGGAAAACACCTGTACTTGGGAAATGGCAAGCCCTGACCATGTAGTAGCGTCTTCCGGGTTCGATACCTGCCATGTGTTGCCAATGGTGAGAGCGATAAAAAAGCCAGCAAGGAATTCGACCATCAAAACATTCGTCGGTGCGCCCGTGATGGCAGAAAACGTATTTGTAACCAGGCTAAAAACAGTGATCGTGCCTCCGCTGGCGATCAACAGTTGCGAGGGGTATGCTCCGCCGGTGGTTCCGCCGGCTACCATCGTTGCGGGGAGACCATCATCTACAATGAAATTATTCCCGCCGACCCCTCCGTAATCGGTGAATACTCCCTGTGCTGTGATTTCCAGGAGATGCGTCCCCGAAACAGCAAAGGTGCGGCTGTTGATGGTATACAGCCCGCGCACCGAAGGAAAATTGGCCGCACTGCCAAAATTGCAGTAGAGAGAAAGCCCTGGAGTTGGCAAAAGAGCAAACTGCGTTCTCGCGTTCGGCGATTCCATTTGCTCCGGATACCAGTTAATCAGAGCTTCCGCATCGGCTAAAGGCGTCTGGCTGGCGTACGCTGGGCCTACAAATCCAAATCTCATTTGGTAGCTTTTATGACCTGTTTGCGCTTCCGGTGAAAATGTTCCCGGCGCTTCCGTTCCCGCCCACCAGCGCCGCATCGCATACTGCTTCTTTGGCGCGCACATTCAGAGTTTCAATCTCTGAGCGATAGACCGCTGCACGCTCTTTGACCAGGGGAAACTTCGACATATCCGCGGGAAACTCTGCCGCCAGATCAACGGCCAGATTGAAGCGCAGCGCGCGCGCATATCCCGGCGGGAAGCTGAACTGCGAAGTCAGGTCGGGAAATTGCGCCAGCGCTCCCCAGAGATAAAGCACGACTGGATTGGCTTGAGTCGGCACCGGCCAAAAACTCAGGCTGATGTCAGGGAAGCCGGTCTCTGGATAGCACACTTGCGGCAATAGCGACGTAATTGATTTATTCGCCACGCCCTGCCACTGCACGTCATCGTACATATCCATCGGCAGCTCAACCGGGGTTGATTGGCTGGCCGAGTACATAACCGAAACACGCTCGAGACGTGGCGGCCGGGGAATCAAGAAGTCTTCATTGCCAGTGGCATTTCCTAGTGTGTACGTCTGCTGGTTTGCCTTCAGGCTGAAGGCGTTCTGGTTCTGGTCGAGCGTCGTGCGCGATACGACAAAAACGGTTCTCTTCTGAGAACTCCACGCATCGAGCAGATCGTTCAATACTTGCTGGCAATCTCTAAGTTCTGCCTGACTTAGGTCCTGCCCAGAGCGCAGCGCACCCACCAGGCGCAAAGCGGAAAGAATGAAGCTTGTAGCCGAGCGGGCTTGTGTGCTCTGTGGTCCTAAGTCAGGCATGATGGTTTATCCCTGATTCTCTTTCAGCCACGCTGTCTCTTGCGACTTGTTGTGGACGATCGAGGAGGTGCAGGCTGAATCCCACCCTTTTACAGCAGTCTCATAGAGTTCCTGAGCGTTCTGCTGTCCCTGAAAGTCCTTCAGGGTTGGGCGTGGCCCCTTGAACATCATTTTGGGGTATTCCTGGTGAACGTATGGCTTGGGCTTGTAAAGCCCGTGCCGTCCTTCACTAGGAGCGTATTCATGGGAACCCCGGCGGATTGATTCCTGCACCGCCGGATCTTCCATGTTGCGATTGGCATTGAGTACTGCCATGGGTTACTCGCCTTCCTTTTTCTCGTCGCCGGCGGGTTCTCCGGGGTTTTTGTCGAGTTTCAGATCGCTGCGCAGCTTCGCTTCGTGCTCCGCATCTTTGGCGATGATTGGTTCGCCATTGTCGTCGTGGGCAACAGCTTTGGGAAACTCTTGCACATTGACGAGATCGGGTGAATCGGGGCCACTTGGAACGTGTGGACCCCTTACGCGCTGCTCATGGGCGTCGAATGGCGTGACCAGATCTTTATGGGTCGCGTTTCCATCCAAAACTGCCTTATGACCAGCATTGAGGATTGCTTGCTTATCGATTGCCATTAACATCTCCTGTTTATGTGGCAGTTGAGGGCATCCACTTGGACGTCGCGGGATTCCAGATGAACGTCACGGCTGTGCCGGCAACAAAGGTGCCTGAGGCGGTCGAAATGTTTCCGCCCGTTCCCCAAGCGCAGATACCGTCACAGATGATGGTGAATTGGCAACTCCCAACAGCAGTCGCATTACACCCAACAGGGGTGTTGATGGTGGCTACTGAGGTTGTGCCGGTCATGTGGAACAGTGGGCCAGACGGAGTGATCGTTGACGCCGATGCAATCGTAGTCGTAGGCACGGACGACACAGGTACCAGAGGGTTATTGAATCCAGGCACCCATGTATTCGTTACCGATGAGCACAACCACTGAGCGCCAGTGAGAACATTCACCCACGGCGTTGAGGGCGTACCGGTAGGTGTGCAAGCTCCGGTCGGCGGATCGGCCTGAAACAATCCGGTTGGAACGGGGTTGCCGCCCTGTGCAATGGTTACGGCATAATTGGCACCGAACAGCACCATGGCGCCAGAAGCGTGTGGAGCAGCCTGGGTGCCCAAGTATCCGCGATTGACCGTGGCCACACAGCTTGAAGTGTTGATGGCGAAAATGCCCATTGCTTCCCGGTCAACATAGATAATGCTTGACGGCGTTCCGGGGAGAATTGGGGCTGCAAGCCCAGAGCAGGATGCGAGAGTTACTGTCTGGGAGATAGAGGGGCTGGTTCCAGAGTAGAACGCAGGGCCGTTGACGGCGGTTGAAAGCGTAGTCTGGGTGAGTGCGGTCTGGCCAAAAGAGAGGCCAGCACAACCCACCAAGACCAGAAGTAGGATTGATACTCTTTCGAGTAATGTTTTTTTCATTGTGTCTGTTGTTCCCTTCTTTTAGCTGGCGATTCGCACCGCAGCCTGTGGATACATGGTCAACCATCCGCCGAGCACATCAAGGCGCATCAGCAGGCGGTCGGTATTGATGTCGGGCTGAGCCCACATGCGGATGGCCAGACCAAGCTCTTTATCGGCCGCCATCTCCATCATGTGCTGGTTGTCGTACATTTCGAGGTCGGCGCAGCCGAAGGCGAAGGCTTCAGGATGGAAGGCAACGCCGCGAGCGCTTTGGACGGCGCTGGCGCCCTGCACAGTTACCGACGCGTTATTAGCTGGCGATACGTCAACTGTCTGGTAAGGACCAGCCAGAGTGATTCCATCACCATCCACGCAAGCGATTGGAATGTTCGCCTGCCCTGATCCGTTTGAAACCACGTTAGCAGTTACGACAAAGGGGCGCAGATCGCCGGTTGACTGGCGGGTCAGAGGATTGATCCTGTGAACGCCTGCAAAGAAGATCACGTCACCCTGGTTGAGCACCTGAGTGTTGTTTGACCAGCCAGAAGTGGCAATGCTTGATCCGGTCTGCCCGGCTCCGTTCACGACAGGAGTACCGCCCTGCGTGCCCGTGGTGAATACCGGAGCGTTCTGGGTCATAAACCAGTCAAACCCCAGGCCGGCGGCCACAAGGCCCTTGAAGTAGTCTTCCTCTCCGCCTTCACCCTTTGCCATGTTGCGCAGGAACGCGAAGCTTGAGGTTCCAGATCCGGTCGCTACCAAGCCTTGCAATGCCGGGAAAATTGAGCGCTGCATTCTCGGGGAGATATGCACCGAGAGGCCTTCTTCCGGATCAACCGGGATGCCTTCGTCAGCGAGAACCTGAAGAGCATTGAGGTAGGTGTCGGCAGAGTTGGGGACGGTGCCAGGAGTGCCGACTTCCGCTGGCACATTGGCGAACTGCTGCAAGCCGTCAAAATCAATGTCATTGGCGAGCTGCACGATCTTGGGTTTGGTCACTCGGTTCGTGAAGTCATCAAGTGACAGCGAGAGATCGGATGAAGTGAAAGCGCAGGCCTGCTGGTACTGCTTGTTCAGGACCAGCGGAACAGACCGCTCAATGTAGTCCTGAAGCTGGATGCCTTGACCGGCGGTGGATACGGAGCGCGCGGGCTTACGGATATTCAGCACATAGCCGATTTTGGCACCGGCTTTGCCGAACTTGTCATCGTAGCGGCGCACTACCTTTTTCGTGAAGGAGATTGAGTTTTCGAGCACCATGAGATTCTTAAAGCTGATCTCCTGGCGTGTGAGAATTTCATTTGGCATTTAAGCTCCTATTTTTGTCGGCGCTGAGCGGCCTTGAAGGCCTTGAAATTGCGCGCGATAGCCGCATCCCTGCTCGTCGAAGTTGACGCGGTTGCGGCGGTAGAAACCGGCTGTACGGGTTCCGGAATTTTCCTGATTGCTGGTCCGCGCTCCTCGACTACTTCCCGTTTTGTAGTCTTGGGCTTCAACCTCTCGGAGAGGTTTCCAATTTCCATGATTGCGGACAGCGGAGACATTGCATGTAGTTTCTTGGCATAATCCGGGTTCTTCCCGAGGTAGTAAGCCACCTCTGGGCCATTCTCCAGTTCATGCACGGCGAGATAAACGCTTTCCTGGATCGGGATATTGGAGCTCATCACATCATCCCAATCGTCGTGATCTTCCTTGAAAGCAGAGACTTTCTCTTTGTAACTGCTCCAATTCTTTTGCAGCCGGTCGTTTTCTTCTTTTTCGGCGGCTAATTGTTTTTCCTTCTTGCTGCGCTCCTGGTAGCGGTAATCGAACAGCGCTTCCTGGAATTCTTCATCACTCTCAAAGTCCTCGCGCTTGGGTGCGCCCTGGGACTCCGGCTCGGCTTCTTCTTCCTTTTTTTTGCCGCCTTTTTCCAGATCGGCAATGCGCTGATTGGCCGCGGCTAAATCTTTGCGAAGCTGCTCGGTGGCCTTCTTTACGGCTTTTTGTCGGCGGCTGAGATGCTGGGCCTCGGTTTCTTCTTCGCCATCTGGCTTCTCGCCTTCTTTTTCTTTTTCCTCGGCGCCCTTTGCCGCTGCCGCCGCTTTCTCTTCTTCTGTCGGTTCGGGAACTTCAACCTCATACCCGTTTTTGCGCAGAACGGCTTCTACGTCCTCTTTGGTTGCTCCCTGACTTCCACTGCTCAGAATGATTCCTGATGGCATCGCTTCCTCCTTTTAAGGTGCGGTTGTGCTTGAGATTTTGTTACTGAACTTACGGAGCAACATAGCCCGTGATTAAAACTCCAACTGTTCCGGCTGCGGTTCCCGCCTGTGTTGCGCAGATTGCATTTGCCGCCACGGGAACAAGCGGCGCGTCCCTGTGCAGACTGAATCCAGCGAGCCCCACTGCAATCGGGATGGTCGGAGTCAAGGCAGTTGTTCCTGTTCCGCAGTTAGTACCTGTCCCATACACGATTTGGACAGTTTCGGTTGTCCCTGCTGCCGTTGTCGCAAGCTGAACTCCGGTTACATAGAACCGATAGCCAGCCGCCGGTGCCGCGATGATCTGCGTGGTCGTGTTGCTCGAGAGCGTGATGAATGCAGACTGAGCATTCCCGGTGCCCTGCTGCGCAATCGTGGGCGATGGATCAATGGCCGTCTGGGTGACGGTGATCCAGGTATTCAGTGCCCCTGCCCCAAGAGCGGAGATTCTTACCCGAAAGCGGGTAGTTGCAAAAATTGGGCACGTCCATGCTCGCGTCTGGTTCGTTGGCAGGGTCTCGTTTATTTCAATGATGTTGGTATCGGTTCGAGTGCAAAGCTCCTGAAAGTAGCTCGTTCCGCCGGACGGATCGGAGAAATCAAAATTGATGACTGCTCCGGAATACGTTCCCGATACCGTCACCGTGGCAACGGCGTAATTTGAACTGTTGATGTCCAGTGCACTGCCGTTTAATCCTGTGGGCACCAGGCCAGTTGGAGGATTGGCCGTGTTAGCGCAGAAGGAATTCGGAGTAGAGCATGTGCTGTTAAGCAGCGCGTTATACGTGAGGTTCGGCAATGGCTGTTGGGCATTCGAGATAATCCCCACGCCTGCCAGCATCGCTACCAAGAGAAGTTTCTTCACTGCGCCACCGCCTCAGATGATTTCCGTTCCTTCCACAAGGCACCATCAAAGACCTCATAGCCGCCCGACGCAGTTTTACGTGCATCTCCCTGCCGGGGAACCCTTCGGTCGAAACTCACGAGGTACAGCACGTCGCCTATCGCCATTTCCTTGGCATCACAATCTGCAATCTCCACAGAAACGCTCCGATTCGTGTAGTTATTGGTTAATAGAATCGAGGAGTTATTTTTTTCGTGATGGACGGCTTTGACTTCTAAGCGAATTTCAAGGGATTTCATTCCGGAATACCTCCATTGATGGGCTGTGGCCTTGGTGGAGTAGGCGGAGCCGGGGTTACGGGCTGAACTTTTGGTTGAACGGATCCAGGCAATTCCGGCGTTGGCGGCGCTTCGCCAGCATCTTGATCTACCGTCATTCCCGCGTGCATGGCCTGCAGTTGTGTTGAAATGGCGCGCAGGGTCTCTTCTAAATGCGCCTGCGCCCCTGCGCTGTGGTCCTTCATGGCTTGCAGAGTGAGTTGGACTTGAGCATTCAGAAGCGCCATGCGCTCTTTACTCTCAATATCGAGGCGCTTGGTTCTGATCGTGTCGGCCGCGCGGTTCAATTCCTGCAACATCTGGTCATGCTGCGCACTGAGCGCCTGAAGCTGAGAATCCTTTTGTGCGAGGGCAGCGTCTTTGTCCTTACCTCCGTCATCGTCCTGCAGTTGCGGCGGAAGCATCTTTTTGAATCGCGCAGAGAGGACATCAGACTGCGCAAAATCGGCATTTTTAGCCCAAATATCGCCAACCATGGTGATTAGCTGCGGTTCGGCTGTAATCAGTGCGGTGAGGGCTTTAAATGCTTCCTGGCGGGCTGATTTGTACATGGGTCCAGCCGACAAGGCCACGTCATAGCTGCCCACGCTTACGTCATAGGCCTCGGTAACATTCTGCTGTGGGTTCAGGAGTTTCGAGGCCGCTTCCTGGTTCTCTTGCCCGTTGTAAACCACCACCTGCGACACTGAATCGTCGAGCTTGATAATGCGCTGCAGGCGTGCCGGCGATATCAGCTTGGGCCACAAATCCAGCAGTATCTTGCCTTGGTACTTGATTGCGCGATTCAACTGCTCATGCCATGTGAGGGCGCCAGTATCCGCCTGCTCCTGACGACTCAGAATGGCGATTCCAGACTCTTGTGGGTTAACAGGATCGCCCAACGTCTGGCCATAGATTCCCACAATGGCCTTCATGTCATAGTCGGCCTGCTGGATCAGTCCCTGCATTGCTTGGATCTGGGCATCGCGCCCTGCCCGTTGCGGCACGGGAAGCTGCCGGCCCTGCTCGTCATAGGCAGCAAAGTACATATGGCTGAAGTTCTTCCGGTTCATCTGCCGGTAGTCTTCATCCCATTGCGAGTTTTCCTTTGGGACCCACAACGGGTCCTTGGTGGTCATGTCCACCTGCTCCACGGCGCGCGTAACCATGAAGTCGTAGATCCTTTGGGCATCGCGGTAGTCCCGGACCATGCCAGAACAGTGAATCTTTCCGTTTACGTTGATCTTTACCCCAGAAACTTCCGGGATCGGAATGTATTTGCCGAGATACTCATAGCGCTTGAGCACCTGAATGGCGTCATGCTTGACGCAATTCACTTTGCGCAGCACGGTCTCACGCTCTTGAACGACTGTGCGGCCCGCCAAATCCTGCTTGAGGCATGTTGTTCCATCCTCAAGCAGGCACAAGGTATCGCGCACCAGATCAATCCACCAGTATTCGGCGATTCTCACGCCCTCTTTGTTGACCCAATCCGCCGGCGCATTGCCCATCTGCGAAGGGAAGCGGAGCTTTACCAGTTCAGTCTGGCCAAACTGTGCTTCATACTGCTCTTTACTCAAGTCTTCAACGATGTGCGCCCAGAGTGGGTCGTTGCCGTCGATTCCGCGCACCGGGGAGAGGTAAAACGCAAAAGGGTTCTGGCCGGAGCGAATGCGCGGCTCCTGGTCGAATGACATTTCGTCGATGTATTCAGTGGTAACGCGCCACGGGCACCATCCAATGCGCATCATCATGTCGTAGGAATCGTCATAAACGTTCTCGGCATCGCTGACGTTCTCGATGTGGCGCAGAACGCCCTGGTGAATGGACGCCGTTTGCTGGTCCGCACCACTGCCTACCGGGTTGACAATCATTGCCGGGCGGTGCTGGCGCTCCTCTCCCGTGTATTGCCGCAGGAATGCCGGTGCGCGGTTGAGCGTAAGGCATGGTTTGCCTTCAATCTCGCGGTTGGCCTTGACCTGTTCATCCCATTGGCCAGTGCCGATAGAGAATTTCAGGTCTTCTAGGCTCGCTTTACGCTTGTCCGACTCTGCTTCTGCGGTCAGCAGGAAGCGTTTGAAGGACTGAGCAATAAGCGGTTCGTCTTCATCGCGCTTCTTGTTTGTTTTTTTAGATTTAGAGGAGAGGATGTGAGGCATTTACGCCGATTCAAACCAGTCTGAGCAGTAAGAATTGATGTCGCCGGGAATCTTGTCTGATCCGTTCCACTTCACAAAATACTTATTGCCGCACAAGCCTTTAGAGCGATCTTTGAGGTATTCGCACTTGGAACAGTTTGAGCCGCCTTCAGGCACTTTCATCCCCGGCTGGTGATCTGCCGGGTAGGTGGCTTTTCTTTTGGCCTGAGATTCACTGCTTATCATGCGGGTATGCGCGCCTGGATCTCTTCTTCCCTGACTACCAGATATTCCCGGCCTTCGTGCTGGAACTCGGAACCCGCATACTCTCCAATCAGAACCTTGTCGCCAGCCTTCACGTCCACCGGAACAAATCTTCCGCCGGCGAAGTGGCCCGGGCCCACGGCAACCACGCGGCACTCGCGCGGTTTTTCTTTGGCCTCATCGGGAATGATGATCCCGGATATGGTTTCATCGTGCTCAATGCGCTCTAAAAGAACGCGATCGTAAAGTAACTGGATCATCTCTCCCTTTCTGAAGAACGCTCGGACATCTGGCTCGCGGCAAAGGACCACATTTTCTCCAAATCCAGCATCCGCGCTCTGCCAGTCGTGCCATTGGCCGATGATTACCTCATCGCCGACTTGCACCGTGAAGGGCTGGCGCTCGGATTTGTCATCTGGCAAGCGATAGCCGGTGCCGAGCTTCATCACCACTCCGCGCCGGTATGCTTCCTGCTGATCTGAATTGACGCGGATGATTACTGACGTCCACTTGTCCGGAAGAATGCGCACCAGCAGGCGGTCGCCGAGCGGCTCCCACTCGGTTACATGCTCCTGAGTGCCAGGAGTGGTATGCCAGCCACCGTCGCCGAAGTGAGGGCTTTTCCATGTGTCCAGCTTGCGGCTGGTAGCTTTGATTTCAGCTTGGGTTTTCATGAACTCTCGTAATGACGGCAATGACCGCCTCAGGCTCAATCGACCAGTCGCCGCTGTATTGCGTTTTAGTAACCCCAGCTATGACGCGAAACGTCATGCCCGGCTCCGCCTTGATGGGTTCATACCAATTACCGGGAATAATCAATCCCGACACGTTCATGGCTTCCTCACTATCATTCCGCCGCTGTATGTATCACGCAGTAAAGGCGACACATAGCCGACGAGCACGCGGTTATCCGCATAGACCCGCTGCCAGACTCTAACCTTGATGTTCATGCCAGATCGCTCAGCTTTCTATCGTGCTTCTGCTGGGCCTTGCGCCCTTTGGCCGTTTCTTTGTTCCCGCGCATGTAGCCCAGCTTGTTCATGACCTTGTACGGCACTTTGCTGTTCTCACCATATTCGGCCTTGAGCTTGTCTTCGATGAATTTAGGCATTGTTAGCTGGCTTTTACTGTCACTGGAAGGGTGAGGGGGCGAACTTCACCGCACTGCTTGCAGAACATGACGTTGCCTTCATTGGTAACCGCATGTTCGAAGTTGTGATTCTGGTTTTTATCGTCACAAGACATGTTCAGTTCCTCCTTTATTGCAGCGATTTACTACTTCGTGCCTTTCTCCGTGTTGCAGGCTTTTGAGTTGCCGAAGTAGGTACTGGGCAGACCCTTGCCGATGTTCTTCTTCTGGGTCTTTTCGCTCGATGCGATGCTGCGTGCATTGGCCAGCGTGCCGCCGATACCGCGCTTGGGTTGCTGTCCTTTTGCCATGATCCTATTCTCCTTATGCTTCGATTTCTTCTTCCGTCTCAGACGCCTTGGATCTGTCCGCAGAGCTCAGCGGGAAGCCGGTATGCTTCGCCAGGTGCGCAGCAAACTTTTCGCCCTGATCCTGCTTGAAGTTGTGGTCCTCCGGTTTGTGTTCGTAGCCCGCGTACTGATGGCGGATAATAGCCCCGCCTCCCAGCCGGGGGTGAATCTCGATGTGGTCGAGAGTCTTTTTTGAGCGCTCGGACCGCTTGCCGCTTGATTCAACAGACGTGATTTTTTGTTCCATGATTTCCTCCTATGCCATCCATCCACCGTCACCTGACGGCGCTGCCCATCCTGAAACGTGGGCTTTTGGTTTTTGGGGTAGAGAGACCGGCATTGCAAACGTAAGCGCCAGCGCATCAGCATCGTCCGGGCTGGCTGAATCAATGCCCATTTTTGAGAGACGCCTTTTCATTACGTCTTTGGGTTCCAGCTTGATGCGCTGCTTTTTATCGCCCATCAAGATCGGCTTGGAAAGATCGGCCGCCAGCCCCGGATCTCTGTCGATTGCTCCTCCATCGCGCAGCCAGTCTTTCATCTTGCCCCACATCTCATCGCGGCGCAGAACGTAATGCTGATTGTCCAAGGCGTCGTGCCCGAAGTTGACCTCCATAACATTCGTGAAGCCCAGCATCCTTACTCGCGCCATTACTGCGCCGGCATTCCCGCCAACGCCTGATCCGTCAGCAAACAGCATGTCAACCTTTTGGCCGTTATAGGTCGTGTTCAGAACGTCCACGATTCGGCCGGCCATTACTGCGGGATCGCGGGTCAATTCACCGCGTATCCGTATTGGCTTGATTGTTTTAGCGTCAAATCCTTTGCGGAAGCGGATAACGTTCTCATCTGCTCCACCCCAGGCAAAATCAACCCCGGCAATCAATGGTTCATCAAATAGCGCTGCCCCTGTGCGCTCCTGCGCTTGGTTGATGAGTTCCTGATGAATGAAACTGCCTTCGCCTACAACCGGATAGAGGCCGCGGTAACGCACTCTTACGTGGTCTGATTCCTCGCCATACAACTCAACGGTCTGATTGATTTCCTCGAGGTTGATGCCTTCAACTTCGCGAGAATCTATGACCTCCGGGTTCCAGCGGTGCCGCTCCACACCGAATACGGCATCGTAGAAAGCGCCGTCCTTCCGCGTGCATTGGCTGCACGCTATCCAGATAATCTCGGTGTTGTCATCGGTCAGCGCGCCCTGTTGAGTTTTCCAGATTTCATTATGGATTCCGCTGGCTTCGTCGTAGATGATAATCAGCCGCTTGTCTTTATTGTGCGCGCCGGCAGAAGCTTGCGGGTTTTCCTCGCTCCATGTATTGAAGTCGCAGCGCCAGTTGGTCTCATGCCCAGGCTCTAACACCTTGATGCTGGTGACGTTTACCTCAAACCACGCCGCATTGATGGCCATGCGGAACCACTTCGCTACCTCGGGCTGCGTTTTTGTCTTGAGCTGGTCTCCAGTGCCAGCCATGACAATGACCTTGCAGTCCTCAAACGTGCTAAGGCCCCACCAGATGATCCAGCTAATGAAGGCTGATTTACCAATGCCGTGGCCGCTCGAGTCGGCCTTGCGAAAAGGCTTATACCTGGTTTCCGGATTACGAAGATGGGCGCCGAGCTCCTCTAATTGCCTCCGCTGCCATGCCCGAGGCCCGGTCTCGTTGGCCAGTTCGCCTTCGCCCCACTTGAATCCATACTTGATGGCCTTCAGTGGCTCATAGCGGTAGCGCATCAGGTCAGCAATCATCTCTCGCTGGACAGACGCCTGATCTGGCGTATCGCAAATCACTCTTCTTCTGCCCTTTGCCGCGCCTTCCGGATCTCATCGGCTAAACTGATATTCAACTCACCGGAAACCTTGACCGGCTGCGCCACTTTTCCCTCGAGCCTTTCGGCCGCCTTCTCCAGAAGCATTACTTTGGCAATCGCGCTTTTGCCCTTCATAATCTGCTTTACGGCCTTTGCGGTCGCCTCCACATCGCCGAATACTTCCCTGAACGCCCTGGTGATGAAGTCCTGCCCGTTCTTGCCTGTAGGGTTTCGGACTTCGCCCTTCTTGATGCGCGTGTCCTTGCCTATTTCGGGCGAATGGCCACCACGCAACGTTTTCTTTACGCCTTCCGGCTGGTTACTCACTTCTTTGTCCTCGCCCACCGGATGTACTCAACTGCCTGGGGATTGTCAGCTATAAAGTCGGCAATCCTTCCCGCGGCAAAGTAGATTCCTGGGTGCTCGTCGGGGTCGTCATTGTCGTACTTTTCGTTGTGGACGTCGCCCTTTTCGTCACAGGTGAATCCGTGCAGGGCTTCGTGAACGATGGTGTCAGCCTTATCCCAATCCGTCTCGTCGCTCTTTACCTCGATTGAATGCGTCTTGCAGTCTGCATATCCAAGCCAGCTATCGGTGTCCTGAACTTTCTGGACTTGGTACACATTCCACTCTCCACCGTTCAAAACGAGATGCTTGGGAACGTCTGGACGGTTCTCTGCTGCATTCCAGCTTGCAAACGAGACGAGAAAGGTCAGACCGAGGATTACACGCATCGAATTACAGCTTCGCTACCGCCTTGGCAGACGCTTTCACTCCCTTACCGGTGGCCTTGGCTGCTTTCTTTGGGTGCCGGGCTGGATAGCTGACGGTCTTCACGGCCACGGCCGTATCTTTCGCCGCCCCCTTGACCACTTCTTTTGCACCGGAGAACACACCTGCTTCGCTGACCATGGCAAAGGACAACATCAGAACAGCTAAGACAGAGATTCGATTCATGGCTTACTCCTTTTCGTTTTCCTGCACTCTTGCGCGGTATGCCCCAGCGTTACAACCTTGTGAAGCAGGCAACCTGCAGGAGTGAGCTGGTCCGGCTTTGTTCCGCCGTCTTCCCAGTGAGGCGCGGGATATTTGCTGCAATCCTCGCCTTTGGGACAGGCGTACTCGAGTCCTCCGCCGGGCAGAACGACTATCGGAGGATGCTTGGTAGCGCAGCCCGTGAGGAAGATGATGGAGCAGAGAAGAAGGCGTTTCACTTTTCCTCTGGCGCGACGTCTACTATTACCGGCGGTGGATCGGGTCGGTAGGAAGAGCCGTTGATCGTCAGATTTCCGGCGTACAGGTTGAAGTTAAGCCCGTAATTTACTCCATCTTTGGTCCATCCGATGGAGCTTGAGGTAATGTTCTCGTCGATTGCGCCAATAAAGGCGAGTAGCTTGGTTTTGAGTTCGTTGTTCATGTTCTACCCGGCCGCCTGGTTGGTTGTGTCTGCGTCGGCAACCGGTGCTGCGTTCGGACGCGGCGGAGGCGGAACGCTGGACGCCTGGACCGGAACCGTGACGTTGTCCAGAATGGTTGCCGTGGACTGCTGGGAAGTCACAGCGGGCGCCGGCTTATCGGTCGGCTGCGGCAATGCCGGGAATGCGTTCAGCGCTGCCACGATCGCATCGATGTACGCTTCGACGTTGCCTTTGTCGATCTGGACGCCGTATTGCGCGAAGATCTGCTCAAACGCCGGGTAAAGGATTGTCAGAGCTTCGGCCGATTTCTGTGTTCCGGTTCCCGTCTGCTGTCCCATCGCGGCGAACTTCTGCTCTACGCCAATGACTGTAGCGATGGAGGTTTGCAGGATGCCTGCAAGTGCTGGATTGCCCACTGCAATCACCGGTACCGCGGCTTCTGCAATCGGAAGAATGACGCTCAGGCCCTTCTTGAAGTCCTGGCCTACCTTCTGAAGAAACGTTACAAATTTTCCTGCCATGTGAAAATCTCCTGTTTCTGAATCGTTACTTGGAATCTTGCTGGGGAAATCGGGCATCCGGCGATGATGGCCTCTGTCCGTTCATTCTCATCAGCAGAGCAGCCAGTGAAGCTGCCGCCTGGGCGAAGAGCCATTTGCTTGCATCGTCGAACTTGTGGGCGGAACACCAGATGCCTGCTGCGGCGCCGATAACGCCCAGGGTCGCCAGCAGAATGTGATCAAAGTGGTCTTTCCAGAAATTCATTTCGTTTCCATCTCCTCGACCGGATGAACTTCCCAAAAATGGTGTCCTGGGTTCTCTCCGTCGTAGCGCCCGATTCCGCGGACGATGATCTGCTGTCCTACGTGCGGCTTCGAAAGCTTCTTCTGGTACTCCGGTGTGATCTCGGCCACGATGCAGTGCTTTGCGTCCATGGCCTTCAGCTTGGCTGAATCGCACACTCTGATGTGCCAGTCGCCGTCACCTTCAACCAGGGTGTACGTTACGAATCCTGAGACTTCGATGTGCGTGAGTGGGTGTTTCCAGTTTGCCGGGTTCTCCGCGGTCAGTTCCGTAATCGTGGTCGGATGGTAGGCGCGTCCGGCCAGCAGCATGGCCATGATGATCAGCACCTTCATTGCTTGTTCTCCGCCAGCGTGTAGCCAACTCCGCGCACCGTCTGAATCAGCCAGGGATGACCTAGCTTCTCGCGCAGGTATCTCACGTACACATCCACAATGTTGGTCAGCCCTTGAAACTCATAGCCCCAGACTGCTTCTACAATCTGGGTACGGGTTAAACTCTGGCCTGCTTTCTTGGCCATGAACCAGAGAACCTGAAACTCTCGCCGCGTCAGCTTGATTGGCTGCGAATCGCGGAACACGTCTCCACTAAGAAAGACTTCCAGGTTTCCGATCTTTACTGACTCCTGTACCGGCTGATGGCAGTGCGGACAGGTTAGAACGTCAACGGAAGCGCTCACTGCTGAGTGATCTCCGGCGGCAGGCTCGCTTCGACTGCATCCCAAACAGCCTTGAGCCCTCCGGCCTTATACAGCTCTCGCACTTCGTCGTCCGGTGCACCTACCGGGAATCGTCCTGTGATCTGGAAGTGCGGCGCATCCACGAGGCGCACCCAGTTCGCGCCACTGGTCAGACCCAATGAGACACCGATCCGCTCCATGGTCTTCCACTGTGGATGGTCCGCATTCCAGTCAATGACTCCGTTCTTGTCTTCCGGATCGCAGTCAACGGCAAGCCCGAAGTTGTGCCAGCTATGCCCGGCGTCTGCATTCGTGACCACGCCTTTGTGGTGCACCGAGTCAATGAAGGTTCCGTCTGGGTTGCGGCCTTTGAGCCAGAGCCCGTGCTGGTAGTCCCAATCTCTCAGCCCTTCCGGAACGGTGATATAGAAACCTTCCTGAATGCAGCGCGTGGACAGCTTCTCGATCTTGTCAGCGAGACGCGGATACACCTGGGCGAGGCGTGCTTGTGATGCACTGTTCATTTACGCTTTTCCACCCAATTCAACCCGGTCGTACTCTTCGCGGCTGCTCAGTAAAGCTGCTGACCGTGGATCGTCCTTGTGCGCCAACAGCACCTGCTGGGCCTCGGCCATTGTCCGCAGATCCTCACGCGCGCCGAAACCAATCGCCAGCAACTCGCTGGCCTCTGGGAAGAACCTCTTGAACAGCCGTTCCCGCTGGTCGCTGGTAGCGGGCTTGAATTCGATCTCCACATCCACCCGCCCCGGCCGCAGCAATGCCGGGTCGAGCAGTTCCCGATGATTCGTCGTCATAAAGACAATCGAACCATCCTTAGCCATGAAGCCATCCAGAGAGTTGAGTAAACCCGTAAGCGTCAGACCTTTGTGGCCTTCTTTATCGGCGCTCCGCTTATGCGCTCCGAGCGCTCCGTCGATGTCTTCAAGCACCATGAAGCTGCGGGGTGGAATCTCGCTTATCAATGAGGCGAAACGCTCGTCGTCAATGTCCTCGCTGGCCAGATTCAGCAGGTAGAGATTCATCTTGAAATGGCCAGCCAAAGCGCCGATGAGAGACGTTTTGCCGCTTCCGGCGGTTCCGTGGAAGAGCATCCCAAGGTGGTAGGGAATGCCCATATCCGTGTACCAGGATTCCTGCTGGATGAACTCTTCGAGGGTCTTGGTAATCTTACTCAGGTCGGCTTCCGGAACAATCACACTGTCAAGTTTGCGGGGCGTGAAGGTTCTCAGCCTGCGCCAGTTGCTGTAGATTCCAACAAAGGCGCTGATCTTCTTTTCCTGAAAGCTTACGGCGCGGTCAATGACTTCGTTGAGCAGATCGCGCAAGAGGGATTGAGAGCGTCCAAAAATGCGAAGGTTCCATGTCTCTAATTGGAAACGATTGGTGCTAATACCTTTGCTTCCGCCGCTATTGTCGGTGGGCGAGTCTCCGGCTCCCCGGGAAAGCCACAGCAGCGTTCCACGATACCGCAGCAGGTGCATGCCTTTGGCTGGCGTGAGGATCAACTTAGGACGCGGCCGCTCATCGTTGTATCCAATCGGAGTCTCCTGGCATTCACTATTCCCGTAGCCACCTTCGTAATTGGCAATCGTAGTTGCAGAGAGCCGTCTGGTCTTCTTGCTGTACGGCTGGTCGTTCAACCAAAGCGATATCCAGTCAAACAGCGGGTCTGTGTTCTGGACGGAAACTTCCACAATGAACTGCTCGCGGATGCGGCCCCATGCACGCATCGGGAGATTACGCGCGAAAGCGATTATGCTTCCCGTAAACATGAGCAGCAAACCGCCAGACATGAACGGGTTGGACAACTGCTGATGAATTGCTTCTGACAAATGCTGAATCAAGGTATTCTTCTAGGCTCCAATCTTTTCAACTTGCTGGCCATCTGCTCGGCTCGTTCCAGGCTTTCCTGATAGCTCTCGTCTTTCGCGCCAGGCTTTGCGGATCCAGTTGTCAATGAATTTGTCCTGCTCTGCCATAGAGAGTTCCCAGAATCTTTCCGGCAGCTTGGTTGAGAGCGGAGCACTTTCACGTGTTCCCTTCGTAGATTCCGCCATCATCTGATTTCTTATTCTTCGTTCTCCAGAACGTCAGGTGGAACCAGAGAGCCAGAAGCCAGGTCACCGCGCATGTATCTCCTGCGGGTCGAAGTTGATGAGCCTGTGCTTTGTTTTGCAGCTCACTGAACCGTTTGGCTCCGTCCAGCAATCACGCGGGTCGTAGGATATCTTCAGCCGTACGCCTGGCGGGATATGCGCTTCGTGACGCTTTCTGCCGGAACAACTGGTCGCCAGCATGATCAGGACAAGGACAAGCGATCCAGCAACGAATCCCAGCAGCGCCGCCGATACCCAGGAAGCATGCCTCATGGTGCATCTACTCCGCCGCCACCCTTGATCTGCATTGTGGTTCGGCGCCATGTCTCCGGCGGTCCAGCGGGAATCTTCATACTTCGGCACCACTCTGCATAAAGCTCGTAGGCTTCCTGCTCTTTGGGGTCGAGTATTCTTTCGTGATACGGAGGAATGACTGTTTCGCTCACAGCAGCATCAGGTCGTCGCGGCCGACTTCCACCGGCATCCGGCTGACGGTATCGAGCAGGATCCGCACACGATCACCATCTGATAGCGAATAATCGAAGACGGCATAGAATCCTCGCATCGGGCCTTCAATCACCTTTACCCGGTCGCCGGCGTGGAACTTGGTTTCGCGCTCAATTGCCAGATCTCCCACTGCCAGCCGGGATTCAATCTCCCGCACAACCTGATGAGGCACCTTGGCCACTTCTGCCCCAAAGCGCACGATCCTGCTTACGCCGAAGGAGTTTCCCACGGTCGTAAACAGTTCCATGGGGAATCGGGCAAACAGGTATCCAGGGAAGAAAGGCTTGCGCTGAAGGGGTTTAGCTTTGATGGGAGCGTAGCGGGGAACGAAGACATCGCTGCAGAATCGAGTAAGCGTCTGCTCTGCGCGCATTTCCTGACAAGGTTTAGACTGCACCAGGTACCACGGATCGCGGGCAGAGCTCCCGCACGGTGCGTATTCCGGGAGGTTAGAAACTGCCGAAGTCGCCATTATGTTGTGTGTGGGATAACCTGAGTACAAGGTATGGCAGTGTTAAGTAGAAAGCAATTACGTATTTCGCGTGGAACCTTGTTCCATCATGGCGACCTTTAGCTCCAACTCTAGAACCAAGTCGCGCAGCTTTGCCCGGCTCCGCCTAGCCGCTTCGCTGTGGCACTTTTTGCAATAGCGCTGGCCTTGGCCTCTCACCTTTTCGGTTTTGCACTTGCTGCATATCCCCGGATCGGCTTCTCGGTGCCTGACACCGTGGCATTTGCTGCACAGCCAGATAACGTCTAGCGGTCTGTCGTAGTCTTCGTGGTGCTTCTGGGTCTGATCCGCTGGAGCGCCGCAGTCTGCGCACGGCTGCGGAATCAATACGCCCTTGCGTTGCGCGAGGTTCGCTAAGTCTCTGGCTCGTTGCTTGTTCATAGCTATAACGCTAGCATAGATTTACAACTTATTCGCATTTTGTTCCACGTGGAACATCATCAAAAGGGCGGCTATTTTGTCGCCGATGGACCGCCTGTGTTTCCGGCACGCTTCATTGTGGCACTCTTTGCAGTAGCGTTGCTTGGGACCACGCACTGGCCGGATCTTGCACGCGGAACATACTTCTGATCGACGCACAACTACGCCCATTTCCAATCTCCTTGGGCTTTCAATCTGGCGACAATTTCCATTGACTCTTGGGCCGACACAAGATCGTAGGCTGGAACAATCTCTATTGGTATCAGGCACAGCGTCCCAGCATGGACCATCCGATGGTGCTTTATACATAGCCACCTGACATGAAATGGCTTACTGTAATCTTCGTGGTGCGCGTTGATAAATGCTGGGTCAGCCAGCCCGCAGATCTCGCACGGTGGCTTCTTGAATTTGTGGTATTGCAGGAACCTGTTCAATCTGCGCCTGGCACTCCCGTTCGAGTTCATATAGCCACACGCTAGCACGTACTCTTGATATCCGGGCAATGTGGTACCGCTAATCACTGCTTAAAATCTCCTCTGCTTTCCTGCTGG